GCATCACACGCATGGCCCGATATCCGGCCCGTCCGTTCATGGCAGGATCAAAGCGAGTGGATGCTGAAGTCCGCAAGGCCAACGAGAAGTGGCGGAACATGCTCGGCAGAAACTAGGCGACGGCACACCCGGTCTAGTTTCGGCCTCGCTGCCCATACCGTGAGCGAACCAGCCGCACCGCTGGCACTCGCACACGAGGGCAACACATGCCAGAAACGACTACGACCGTACAGCTCGGCAAGGACGTGACGATCACGGGCGTTACAAACGCTCGGTCTGCAACCGTCACCAACTCGGCATCCGACATTGACGTGACCAAGCTGGGCGACACGTCGCGGAAGTTCCGCAAGGCTCTGATTGAGCAGACCATCGAGGTTGAGTGCGTTGACGTACCTGGCGTCAGCATCGGCGGGACGTTCACAGTCGCCGGCACGACGACAGGCAACGCATCTTACATCTGCACAAGCCTCGGCAAGAGCGAACCGCTCGACGGAATTGTCACCTACACCGTGTCTGGTAGCCGCAGCGCCTAACTCACCTAGCACAGGAACTAAAAACAATGGCAATCACTCTTGGAAAAGACGCGACAGGAGCTCCATTCGGAGCCGGAATTATCTCGGCGACGTTCACGCAGGAATGCGAAACGATCGACATCTCGAACCGCACCAACATCGGCGGCTCGTCAGGTGCTCCAGGTAAGAAGGCTTTCAAGGCGGGCTTTGTGACAAAGACGTGGGAGATTGAGTGCCACGATCCGACCGGGCTGATCACGAGTCTGGAAGCCGCAGGAACCAGCGGCTCATTCTCTGTCATGAGCGTGACTGAGAACATCAGCGTTGACGGTGCCGTGACCTACAACGTGACTGCCAAGGAATTCTAAATGGCAATCACGCTGGGGAAGGATTGCAGGATCTCAATCGGTGGGACTGTTTCGGGCGTTCGCAACGTGACGCTGACAGAGACGGCTCGCACTATTGACATCAATCCTTTCGGCAGCAGGGAAGCCTCGGTTTATCAGACAGGCTACGACTGCTCTGTGTCGGTTGAGCTCAACGACTCCGAGGCACTCGGCGATGCGTTCTCCAACATGCACACCGGCACACCCGTGCAAGTAAGTGGCGGCGCAGGAGGTTTTAATTTTCTCGCTGTGATCACCGGCATATCGGAAAACGACCCAATCGACGGCGTGGCGACGTTCACGATTGACGCAAAGATGACTGATCGGTCTTTGACTAGAGGTGGTGCCTGATGCGTGAGTTTCGAGACGACCAGGGCAGGCCGTGGCAGGTGGCGTTGACCGTCGCGTCAGCGCTGCGTGTCCGCGACAACGTCACGGTTGACGTAGTGGACGAGCAGACTGGCGACCGGAAGGCTGTGCCGTTTGACCTGGTGGATGCTGCGAACATCTCGCAGACGTTCCAGGTGCTCCGCAGCCAGTACGCCAAGATCGGTGAAATCCTCTACGCACTTCTCACGAAGCAGGTGGAGACCAAGGGACTAAGCAAGGAAGATTTCCTTGACGGCCTGCGTGGCGATTCTCTGGACGCCGCAACAAAGGCCCTTGAGCAAGAGCTTGTCGATTTTTTCCCCCAGCGCCTCCGCAAGATGATCGGGCTTCTCGCGTCCAAGATGGACGAGGTTCAAAACGAGATGCTCGGCAGAGCGGAGGCGGGTCTGGAGAAGGCGACGATCGAGAGCCTGGCAGGAGCGTCTGGGACGCCATCTGGGAAGCCGCCGGAATCCTCGGAGTCTACCCAGGAGAGTGGACTTGCAGACAACTCTTCGCCGCTCGCGACAGCCGCCTAGAGCATCAATGGTGGCACACGGCCAACATCCTTGCACAACAGGCCAACATCAACAGAGACAAGGGTACGCCGAAGTCTGACCCGCGAAAACTGAATCCCTACGCAAAGAAGGAAAAGCCACGACAGGCCACGCCGCAGGACATTGAGCGGCTGTTCGGCAAGGACTGGCAGAAACACGTATGAGCGCAGGAGCAGTCAGAGCCGGCGGCGTATTTGTTGAGATCGGTGCCGAACCGAGGAAGTTTTTCTCGGCACTGGGAAAGGTCAACGGTCAGATCGGCAAGCTTGGCGATTCAATGTCGTCAGCCGGCACAAAGATGGCGGCGATCGGTGCTGGCGTTGTCGGCCCGATCTTTGCGTCTGCCATGGCATTCGCAAATGTCGGCAGTGCACTCTATGACATGAGCAAGCGCACTGGCGTTGCTACAGAGTCTCTGTCTGTCTTGCAGTTTGCGGCAGAGCAGACAGGCACAGACATGTCAGGCGTCGAGACTGCCGTCAAAAAGATGCAAAAGGCGATCTTTGCAGCCGGTAATGGCAGTAAAGAAGCAGCTGACGCATTGGCGATGGTTGGGCTGTCTGCAAACGATTTGTCTGGACTTTCCGCAGATGAGCAGATGGGCAAGATCGCGGACGGGCTTATGTCCATCCAAGACCCTGGTGCTCGAGCAGCCGTCGCAATGCAGATTTTTGGCAAGTCTGGGACAAGCATCCTGCCGATGCTTGAAGGCGGATCGGCTGGCATGGCTGCGTTTGCCGATGAGGCAAAGCGTCTAGGTCTGATCATGGACACTGAGACGGCAGCAAAAGCTGACGCTCTCGGCGATGCTGTCGACGCTGTTAAGTCTTCAATGAAAATGGCGTTTATCCAAGTCGGTTCTGCGGTGGCTCCGATGCTAACGAAATTGGCAGAGGGGCTTGCCGTCGTTGCCGCTAACGTCGGCAAGTTCATCAGCGAGAATCAGTCGCTTGTTGTGTCAGTGCTTAAGGGCGGTGCGGCTCTGGTGGTGGTTGGAAGTGGCCTAGCGGTGCTCGGGCGTTCTATCACTCTGGCGTCTACGTCGTTTAACGTGCTCGGCAAAGCAGCCTCTCTGGCTGTGTCGCCACTGACGATGCTGATTGGAGGTGCAAGCGGCGTCGCCAAGAGCTTTACGATGGCGATGCCTGCCACACTTAAACTTGCCAACTCAGTCGGCTCGTCAATGCTCGGCGCGTCCGCGTCAGTCCTGTCGTTCACCGCCACCGCTGGCGGTGCCATGGCTGGATTTGCCACTTCATCTGCTACGGCGCTGAGAGGATTCGCCGCGTCAAGCGCCGCAGGCTTTGTACGGATGAGCGGTGCCGCTTCGACTGCGGCTGCGGCGATGTTCCCGGTGTTCTTCACCGGATTCAATCGCGGCATCGCCGCTGGTGCTGGATTCTTCTCGGCCACGCTTCGAGGACTCAACGGCGTAGTGATGGCGTCAAGTGCCTTGCGTGGTGCGTTGTTTGCCGTGTCTGGCTCCGGCATGGCTCGTTTTGTTGGCGACATCGTTGGCGGATTGACGCTCACGTATAAGTCGTTCGTCTGGTGGGCTACTGGTGCGTCCGCCAGGCTGGCTCAGTACGCTGTCAATGTCTACATGGCTGCGGCAGCAACAGTCGCAAATGCTGCCAGGATGGGTGCGTCGTGGGTAGCCTCCGCGTTGCCAGGACTTGCGGCATTCGCAACGGCAGCAGCAGGTTTGCTTACGAAATATGTGGGCTCAACTGTTATGGCTGCAGTTGCCAGCGTCACAAACGCTGTCAGGTCTGGTGCTGCATGGGTAGCTTCGGCGCTGCCAGGCGTGTTGGCATTTGTAGGTGGGGCCGTGGCTGGAATTGCGTCGTACCTCGGCGCGGCTGCGATGGCTGTGGCAGGTTCTGTTGCGTCTGCAGCAGCGGTAGCATCTGCGTGGCTGGCGCCGCTGGCCCCATTTGCCTTGCTGGCTGCTGCTGCTGTTGGTGTTGGTGCGGCAGTTAAACAGTTAGCCCCACAGATTTCAGGTGCTTTCTCAAGCGTCTCGGGATACGTCTCAGAGGCCGGAGGTGCTATCTCTGGCGGCTTCTCTACTGCCGTCTCTGATGGCGTCGTCGTCCTCGGCGACTTGGGCAAGACTGCCACGACCACATTCAATGGCGTCTATGAAGCCGTCGCTGCCGGTGATCTCTCGGGTGCGATGGACGTGCTGTGGGCCGGGCTCGTGGCTGGCTGGCTGCGTGGCACGGAAGCGTTGATGTCCTACGTTGATCCGTGGGTGGCGGCATTTCAAGACGTGTTTACGGACATCGGCTCGGGCATCTACATCGCGTGGGACAAGATCTACACGGACTCGGCTGCCCTGCTGAACACCATGGGTGCGTTCATCATGGGTTTCTTTGACAACATCGCCAACGGAGTGATGGCGACTTTTGACAATCTTGTCGCTGGCATCCAGATCGCATGGACTCGCGTGCAGGGATTCATCACAGGAGCAAAGGACACCGAGAAGCGGGTGAAGGAGATTAAGGACAAGAACGCGGCGAGGGCAGAGCAGCGTCGGCAGGAGCGGCCAGGAATTGAGGGCCGCACTGGCAAGGCGGCAAAGGAGAACGCACAGGCAGAGAAGGATCGCAAAGACAGGGAACAAGCCATCAAGGACGACGCGCAGGCGACAAAGGAAGGCCGTCAGGCCACCAACGCCCAGCGTGCCGACGAAAGGCGAGCAGCAACTGCTGCTGCAGAGGGCAACCTCGCCAACGTCACGACAAGCCAGGGCGAAGGCCGGAAGGATGCGGCCACAGCTGCCGAGCTCCTTAAATCTCTTGAGACGGCGTCATCTCTGGACCAAATTACGAACATCGGCGCAAGCATGGACGCTCTGATACAGAGAGGCAACGTCAGCGGCGAGATGGAATCAAAGCTTCTTGACGCCTACTACGCCGCGTTCTCTCGAGTAAATATTGATTCAGCGTCTGCGTCAGCCCAGAAGGACGCCACGGCAGGCGCAGGTGCTGCCGGCTCTGACTCGGCTACCAGCAAGGCAGAAGTCGCTGGCACGTTCTCGTCCAACAACCTCGGAGGCATGGGCTTCGGTGGTTCGCTAGCAGAGCGGACTGCAAAGGCTGCCGAGGAAACGGCTAAGGGCGTCAAGGAACTGGTAGGCCAAGGCGGCGGAAAGGTGGCAGCGTAATGGCACTCACATGGATTGAGGACGGCGACTCTCGCGCGGCCACGATTGTCCGCAAGGGCAAGAAGGCGACGAGCTCATACACGCGGTCGTTCAAGGTGTTCGGCACCACTGACGACGTTGAGCTCCATACGTCCGCAAGTGCGAAAATCATTGCGGACGGGTACTGGCAATATCCAGGCCTGCCCGAAATGAAACTGCGTGCCGAGCAATACAGCGTCTCCTATCTTGGCGACGACGCTTGGCAGGTGACGATTCAGTATGAGAAGAACGGCGCCGAGGATGGCACCGACCCGCTCAAGCGGTCGCGTTCTTTTGACACGACAGGCGGAACGCAGCACATCACGCAGGCGTATTCGGTTGGCTCTGGAAGCAGTCTGGATTTTGAGTATCGCTTTCCATCGTCCGCAACAAACATGAGCGGGGCGATTGGGATGGATGGCAACGGCGTCAACGGCGTTGACGTTGTGACTCCGCAATTGCAGTGGCAAGAGCAGTACGACGTTCCGAATGTCTATGTCACAAATTCATGGATACGCGGTGTCGCTGGAGTGACTGGCACAACAAACAACGCATCTTTTCGAGGGTTTGAGGCTGGCGAAGTGTTGTTTATGGGATGCAGCGGCTCGCAGGAATGGGACGACCAGCGTGGCCGAGGGCCGTGGTCGCTCTCGTTTCGGTTTGTCGCATCTAAGAACGTCACTGGGCAGACCATCGGAAGCATTACCGGAATTTCAAAACGAGGCCACGACTATCTGTGGGTGCGGTATGAAGACGCAGTATCGGGCAGCACTTTGCTAAAGCAGCCAAAGGCTGTTTACGTGTCTAAGGTCTACAAGGATTCCGACTTTTCGCTGCTCGGCATAGGGACCACCTGATGCCTCGCCCAGACGGACGCATTGAGCCTGGACAGCCGATCCGAGGTGCGATCTCGGCTCGAGCGTGGAACCGTGCACAGGATGCTGCTGACATAGTGCTTGGTGCGAATGCAGGCACGTCAGGCGCTCCCGGCTCAACAGTCCTCAAGCCGTATACGTGGTGCTACTGCCAGTCGTCGGTGACTGTGGCACGCTGGGGCGTCCTCGCCATCACTGGCGTGCAGATCACGCCAACGAGCTCGTCAGGCGGCGCAACAGCGTCTTTTGAAGAGATGCCCGTACTGACAGGCGGCACGCCGTCAGCTACCACGACGGCCTGGTGCGTGGCTGTAGAGCCGATTCAGAGCGGAAAGGTTGGGCGTGTGGCTGTCGGTGGCGTGGTGCAGCTTAAGGCGGCGGATCTTGGGAAGGCGTCAGGGGCTCACGTGCTCTGGAAAGATTCCAGTTGGGCCTTGATCCGAATGCAGGCCGGCGTTATTCGCGGGACGTTTGACGCGCCATGGGAAAAAGATGCCGCGGCAACAGTCACAGACTCTGTCATATCTGGCGCAACATATACCGCCAAGAACTACATGGCACCGATCACTGGCACAGGCACTAAGTCTTGCGTGATAGCCTACGCTGGCGGTGAATGGGTTCTCGTCGAGACGGAGATGGTTGAGCACGACGTGATCACAGGCGTAACGCTTGGAGCGTCTGGTCTAGTGTTTACGAAAGAGACGGTTTATGTCGTCGGCAAGAAGTCGCCTTCGCCGAAGAGCATCACAATCTCCACCACGGATTGCGCATAATGCCACTCGCCACAAAAAACGGATCGCTCATCGTCAAGAGCGGCAGCCTTGCGGAGAACTGCAATTGCTGTAACGCCTGCAAAGAGGGCGCATGCTGCACCGGCACAACGTGCAGCGTCAAGCCGCAGTGCCAGTGCCAAGGGGCGGGGCAGACGTTTAAGGGAGTGGGGACGACGTGCACGCCGAATCCTTGCGTTGGCCCGTGCTGCGTCGCTGGTGTGTGCTCGCTGAAAACGGTTGCTGATTGCGCATCGCTTGGCGGGACAATGCAAAGCGGAACGGAATGCTCCTGTTTTACATGCGGCAGAAGACCTGTATCGCTGTCTGTGGCAATAGATATGACATACAGCACGGACGCCTACTCATATACGTTTGCTACGCATTACGGCACCATGATGCCGTACAGTGATTCCGGCGTGCCTTCAACAGATTTTTTTTACGGTACGCACAGGTATCGAACAGAACCAAACTTTACTGGTCAGAGCACATATTTAGCCGCTACTGCTTACGCTCGTCTGAAATTTGAGGGCAATCAAGCTGTTTTTGTATTAGTGCAAGTTTCACAGGCGCAGTTCGATGATGCAATTTCCTACCCGTTTTACGGATGCACCGTAAGGGGCGCTATTGGTGGAGCGATGTATGATAGAAAGGTTTTGAGAGACGCGCCATACTATGGCCGCGTCATCATGTCGGAAAACTGCGAAGGAAAAACAAAGGATAACGTCTGGGACTGGCTTATTGGTAAGGTAATTACTGGTGATGATTGGACGGGGGAGTACTGCTATTTGAACCCCTCGGCGCACGACAGGGTTCAGACGACTTTGACCATTAATTCAGTGCAGTATCTGTAGTGAGTCAGCTCATGGAATACTGCGAGGCTAGCGAGTCTGGGATCTGCGCTAAGTGCGGAATTGCTTACGCGGACGAAAAGTATTCGCGTGAGTGTCGGCCGCTTTCGTACTGGCTTGAGCAGGCACGTTTGCAGGAGCAGCACATAGTAGAGGATCCAACAGGAGAAGTCGCGGCATCAATAGGCCACGGCCCAGGAACCGAGCTATCCAAGCTACTGAAAAGGTTCGGCATCGAGCCAACGCCAACCTGCGCCTGCCGCGCCAAGGCCGCACAGATGGACGAATGGGGGCCAGACGAGTGCAGCAAGCCAGAACGCATCGCAGAGGTAGTTGCCGTTATGCGAGCAGAGGCCGAGGCTCGCGGACTCCCGTTCCTAGACGCTGCTGGCCGCATGCTCATCCGCCGTGCCATCAGCAACGCCCGCAAGGCATCCGCTTGACACGCCTGCCACTCTATCGGCATGGGACGCCAGCGATCACAGCCGAAGCCCAAGACGCAGCCGCCTGCGGACCTGTCGCCGTTTGACTCTGACGACGAAGAAGACGACGTGGCCGGCGGTGGAATCCCAGACGATGACGGGTGGATTCACCTCAAGCGAAAGGAGCAGGCCGATGACACGGAAACGCCAGAGCGGAAGCCTCGTCGCCGCCGTGATTGAATCGCTGCCGACTAGGGTTCACGGCAACACGCCGTGGTATGAGCGTGTCGCACCAGAGCACCAAGCCGAGCTTGAGGAGCTCAGGGCCGCGTGGAAGTCCGGCAAGCTCAAGGTTAGGCGGAACACCGCTGCAAGGATCATCGCCGCTCATCTGCACGAGCGTGGCATCGCAACGGTAGGCACTCAAGGAGTATGCGAATGGCTAGGAAAAGCCTGATCGCCGAGGTGGCCGAGACGATCGACGCCTCGCAGCACCTGGCGGCCGACGCAGAGCTCGCCAGGCTGCGTTCTGAGGTGGCCACGTTGAAGGGGCGGTACAAGTCCGCCCTGGCTCAGATCGACCGGGAGAGGGAGCGTGGTGACGCTTTGGCTAGTCTGTCAGGAATCAAGGCGGCAAGCCGCCCATTGACCAAGAGTGTCAAAGCAAAACGGCACGACGCCACGGCGGTGCTGATGCTCTCGGACGTGCATTGCGAGGAGCGAATCCTGCCTGAAACCGTAAATTTTGAAAACGACTACTCGCTTGACGTATGTCAACTGCGAATGAACGAGCTTGAGGAGCGGTTCCTTGCCTGCCTTGAGCACGAGCGGAATCAAGCCAACATCCGCCGGGTTCTCGTCTGGCTTGGTGGCGACTTCATCACCGGCCACATCCATCCAGACTGCATGGAGGTGGCACAGCTTTCGCCGATGAACGCCACTAGGTGGATCGCTGAAAGGCTGCGGGCTTTCATAGACGCCGTCGCTGATAGCGCAGAGTCTGTCATCGTCTGCACCAACGCTGGCAACCACGGGCGTAGCACCGAGAAGAACCGCATTGCCACGGAGCTCGACCATTCGTGGGAACAGATGATGTATTTCACGTTGGCCCGCGAGGAGAAGAAGAAGAACGTGCAGTGGCAGATTGCAGAGGGGCATCTCGGGTACGTTGACCTTGACGGGTTTCTGGTTCGCACGACCCACGGCCACTCCATTCGGTTCTCTGGTGGCGTCTACGGTGTGGCACTTCCGGCGAGCAAGGCTATCGCCAGGTGGGACGCTGGCCGCAAGGCTGACCTGACGATATTTGGGCATTACCACTCGTGGGGCTGGCTGCGTGGTGCTCGATACATCGCCAACGGTAGCGTCATCGGCCACTCGCCATACGCCGAGCGTGTTGCCTCTCCAGAGCGTCCATGCCAAGGCATGGCAATCATTGATGGCGGGCGACGCGAGGTGACTCGGGCCTATCCGCTGTTCTGCGACAGAGACCTCAGAGCAAAGCGTTGACGCATGGATTACGAATTGACAGACGACTATTTAGCCGACGCACGCCAGCGAGCGTACCGCTACCAGGGGCAGTGGACCGGCACTGCAGGCTCTCTTGCCGCAGACGTTGCACGACTTCTACTTGAAAGGAAAAAGATGCAAGGATTTATTACGGATCTCCAGAACACCAACACGCAGCTGCGGGAGGCCGTGGAGACTCGCCTGGCCGGTAACGCTTCCATGCCGACGCCTGACCAGTTGTTTGCCGGCGGATGCTGCGACGGTGGTAAGTGCCAGCCCACGCCGCAAGAGCTAGAGGCTGGCTGGAAAGAAATCACACAGGCGAGTTCTGCAAAGTATCACGCCGACCGGACAGAGCCAGAGGAGACGGTGCCTGTTGACTGGATTCTGCAGGGGCAGAAGGAGATGGAAGCCGCACCGGACGACATCCGCTGGACTGGTGACAGCATCATTGCAAAGGATCACGACGACGTATCGCCTGCCGAAAGATTGCTGATGGATGCCATAGATGTCGTTCGTGACCGACGCCCAAAATACGGCGGCCCGAAACATCATTTCCGGCGCACCATCGGCATGATCAACGCCGCTTTCGCCGACGTGCTGAAACGTCCGCTCACGGAGAGCGACTGGGCGATCTTCATGACGTTTGACAAGGTGGCACGATTCCTCGGGCCAAACAAGACTGCAGACGGGCCGATTGACTTGGCCGGCTACGCAGCTTGTCTCGCAGAGTGTGAAGCGGCAGAGCCGGTCTAGTTTTGACTCTACCGGCCTAGTCTGGCGGCATGGCATCAGACCATCCATCCGCCGTCGCCGGCCTCGACGCAAAAGTTATGTCATTCCTGTCCGACGCTCGGCGTACGGCGGCTGACGGTCTGACTTGGCAGGAGTTTGGCGAGCTCATGGTCGCCCTGCTCCGGCTCGCCGTGGAGACGCTTGACCGCGTCAAGTCGTTGTCCGGCCCTGAGAAGAAGGCGATCGCCGTGGCCGCCGTGGCTGCGCTCTTTGACACCACAGCCAGCCGGTGCGTGCCGCTCGTGGCGTATCCAGCGTGGGCAATCCTGCGTCCGGCTTTGCGTGCGTTTGTTCTGGCTCTCGCGGCCGGTGCCGTTGAATCCATGCTCCCAATGGTGAGGTCGTCAACGTGATCACTGCTCTCCTTGTGGCGTTTGCCGTCTACGTCCTCGCTGGCCAGCAGATCACCGAGAGGGTGAAAGCGTGGTATGCCACAGCAAAGATGCCAACGCTCGACGGCAAGCACGTCGCTGTGCTCGCCCTGGTCGTCGCTGCTGCCATCTCGTTCATGCCTCGCAGCTCGAGCACGCCGAAGCCTGAGCCCGCTCCTGTACCGCCTGATGCGTTCAGCCTGCGAGGCAAGTTCATCGGCCCGACTGCTGCTGAGGACGCGGCGACTATGTCCGCTCTGTGCGGTGAGCTCGCGGACTGCATTGAGTACGACGGCAGCCACGACCAGCGTCTCAAGACGGGCGTGGCGTTTGACGACCTGCGGATCGCCGCCCGCGAGATGCGGTGCAAAGGCGAAAGCATTGGTGCTCGCCAGCCACAGGTGAGGGACGCCGTTCATCGGTTCCTTGACGACGCTGTCGGTTCGTCTGGTGGGCCAGTGACGCCAGAGAGCCGGTCGGCATGGGTCTCAGCATTCCGTGACCTGTCGAGGGCCGCCGCCGATGTCACGAAGTAATCGCTGGTCTGTCGGCGCCGTCACGTTTGTGATCGTCATGGCGATCCTCGGCGCGCTCGTTGAGCGTGCCACGCGCCGCACGGCGGACGCTATTGATGCCCGGTTCGGCTATACGCCAGATCCGGCAGGGACTCGGCAATTCTTGGACACGCTTGGCGACGAGAAGTTCTTCAGCCAGGCGGGTGCCGAGGCGATGAAGGAAGCCAAAGGCGTTGACACGTTTCTATACCGGCAACTGGATGCCGCCCATCGGGCACGCTACGGCAAGCCGTTCGTGGTTGGCAGACAACTCATTGGTGACTGCACCAGCTGGGGCGGAATGCACGCCGTGGCGGTTGCCGATGCCGTCTCATGGTCTCTAGGCAAACTGCCAGAGCCGCCGCTGCTTCCTGCGACTGAGCCGTTGTACGGTGGAGCTCGAGTAGAGGCCCGTGGCAAGCCTGGCGACGGTGCTCAACCGTACGGCGGATTTTCGGACGGTGCCACCGGCTACGGAGTCGCGAAGTTCCTCCGCGAGTTTGGCGTTGTCTACCGGCAGAAGTACCAGACAGCTGATCTGACAGAGTATTCCGGCGAGCGTGCGAAGCAGTGGGGAGCCTACGGCTGCGGCGGCCAGGGCGACGCAGGCCGCATGGATGCTGAGGCCAAGAAGCATCCGTTGCGTCACGTCGTCGCCGTGCAGACATGGGCTGAATTGGCGGCAGCCTTGGAGTCAGGCTACCCGGTGACGCTGGCGAGCTCGCAGGGCTTTCAATCTGTCCGCAACAAGGACGGCATCGCGGAAGCGTCTGGCACTTGGATGCACCAACAAGTAGCGATAGCTATCCGACACAAAAAGAACGGCTCACCAGATGACTGCGTTTTGATTCTCAACAGCTGGGGGCCGAATTGGATTGCGGGACCAAAGTGGCCCAGCGATATGCCTGACGGCTCGTATTGGGCTCGTCGCTCTGTCGTTGAGACTCGGATGCTTGATGACGCTTGGGCAATCGGCGACACGGACGGATTCAAGTACCGCGACCTTGACCACGGCAACTGGCTTACGCCATCACCCAACTAGGAGACACGCATGGGTCTTGTCATCTGGCTCGTATTCGGTGCCGTCGTTGGCGGCGCCGCCAAATGGATTCTGCCTGGCAAGTGTCCTGACGGTTGGGTGCCGACTATCGGACTTGGCATCATCGGCTCGCTCGCCGGCGGTCTGCCGTTCGGCGACGCCCCTGCCGGGCTGATCGGTAGCGTGATCGGTGCCTGCGTTGTCATGTTCCTCTACTCGCTATGGAGCGACGACCGATGACCAAGAAGGAAATTCAATCCGCCGTCGTCGTCGGCCTGGTGGCCGTGCTGATCACCTGGTGGGCAGCGACATCCGACTACTCGCCGGTGAAGCCCGAGCCACAGCGGCCCGTGTTGCGGCTCATCCAGAGGCTTGCTCGCCTTGGGCTGTGGGCAATGATGTTCGCGGAGCAGCCGCCGTCAGATCAGGCGTACGTCGTCCATGCTCGCGTAGACGCTGACGGTCACAAGATCGTCAACCACGGGCAAGGGTGGTGACGCATGTGGCAATACATCCTCTCCGTTCTGGCGGCTCTTTCCGCAGATCCCTCACAGATTGACCGTGAGGCTCCACGGGCCTCGGCGGCAGTCTCGGCTGCATACGCCACCACGGCACCCGAGAAGGCTCCAGAGCCTCAACCACAGCCTCCCAAGCCCAAGCCTGCCGTCTGTGCTGACTGCGGTGGGCGAGGCTATATCGTCCACGGAGACGGCCACAGGACTACCTGTCCTGCTTGTGGCGGAAAGGCGGCCGGCGCGTCGTCCACGCCTGATGCACCACCACGGCCTGCGGGCGGGAGGTGACGGTGGGCGACGCGCCGGGCGGAATGCTGCCGCACCTGCGCAGCCGACTGAGGCAGGAGATCGGACCTCGAGCGGTCAACGCCGGCCGTGCGTTTGACGAGTTTGTGGACGCAATCTGCCGTTGCTGGAACGCAGAGCACTGGACGAAGCTTGCACGCACGCAGCCGGAGTCGCAGTCGGCAGCGATCCAAGACGCCAAGGTGGTGATTGCCAAGGTCCGCGAGGATGTCGAAGCCATGTGGGGCGACAGCGAGCAGCTGCGGTCGCTCTACTCAAGCGTCGGAGAGCATACCGTCGCGGTGTTTGCGAGGCTCTGGTTTGAGTCAATGTCGAACCGGACATGGATGCGTCAAGCGTGCCGAGAAGCCCGGCGGACTTGACCGTTCTGCAACACTCACCGCATGAGCGAGGTTCAGCGTTCATTCGTCGATGACGATCTGCCGCCAGCAAAGGGCAAGCGGCGCCGCATGCCCGAGCGACTCTCGCCACCAATGCGAAAGTTCTTGACGAAGCTGGCCCGCATCGGTGCTCGCGTCACGTGGACGATTGAGCTCCTCTATGATCCGAGCAAGGGCGGCCAGGGCGAGTTGACCGACAGAGCCAAGGCCGGCGACCACACGCTTGTGCTCGACACGGTGCGAGAGGTTGAATACCGGGCCTCGCAGCTGGGCGACGACATTGAGGCTTTTATGACGCCACCCGACAAACTGCCTGGCGAGCCTGGCGAACCAGTGCGAGTTGATGCGATGGCGCGGAGGCAGGCGAAGAAGCAGCACCTGTTTGACTGATTCAGATATTCGCCTCTTCGCACTTCTTGGCGATCCGGCGGATCATGTCGCCGAAGTCGGCGTCACCGCAGTCAACCTCAGCCTCAAGCAATTTCTCAAATGCGTTGTCTCTACCAGCAAAAAGCTGTTGGGCAAAAAATGACAAGAACTCATCGGAGTCTTTTGCAGGAGACTTTTCGGCCAGCCATAAAATGGCCTCAGCAAGTGTCTCGCCGACGTTGATTTCGTCTGATGTCGCGGCATCTGACTCTTCCCCTTCTTCTATGGCAGTCTGACGAGCGATGGATAGCTTGATGCTGTTGCAGTCTCGCTCGCCACCCTCTTCGTGAGAGTCCAGCGGATTGATTGAGATGCGGACGGAAAAGTATGGAGTCATTGGATTCCTTTCTGGTGGTGAGTGTAGCGAAGCGTCACGCCTCCGGCTTTTCCGGCGGCTTGTCGATGGGTGGCAGGTAGTCCAGGTTGGATTCCCGCCCGGTGATCTCCTCGTCGTAGTAGTGGGTCTCGGCCATCTCCTCGCTGCTGTGGCCCAGCTGCTTCTTTGCCGAGATCCCCGCCCGCTTCAGGTAGCTTGCCGTGCTTTTCCTGATGGAGTGGAACGGCTTGTAGTCCACGCCTGCCGTCCGGCAAAGAACTCTCAGGCTGGGGTAGATGGACAACGGCTCGCGGTCGTCCAGCCAAGGCCACACACGCTCGCCTGGAGCCCCTTTGTGGTTTGCCAGCATCTTGGCTAGGTCAGGCGTGATCGGCCGTGTGATCGTCTCCCTGCGGCCCTTGCGGCTGGCTGCTAAGAACGTGAGCGTGTGGCGCTCAAGGTCCACCTCGGCCCATCGGATCTCCATGACGGCACCGATCCTCTCGCCCGTCTGAAACATCGCCTGCAGCTTGGTTGTCCAATACCAGCAGGCTGGCTTTCCGCAGATCTCACCTTTCCGATGTCGAGCCGCCTCAACCAGCTTGGCAAGCTCGTCTGCCTTGTACGCCTTCGGCACGGGCTTTGGCACCTTTGGTCTGGCGTAATCTGGAAAGTCGATCAATTCACCGTTTGACCGCTTGGACCGCTTCTTCGCCAGCCAGTTCCACAGTGTGCGGATCTGGGCCGAGTCTTTGGCCAGCGAAGCCGGGCTGATCATCTTCCACTTGCTATGCTGGGTGGTCCGCCGCCACCGCAGGAACTTGGCTACCGTCAGGTCGTCGAGGTCGTCCACGACAGGCTCGCGCCCAAGGAAATCTCGGAACCTCGCCAGCGTTGCCAGATACATCACGACAGTCTTGTCGCACAAATCCTTGTGCGGCGCAAAACGATCAATCAACAATTCTCTCAACTCCATTTTTGATCTCCTCTTTGGTTAGGGAGGCGATCTTAGCCAATGGTGTACAAATGTACAAACTGGACCCCATCCGCTAAAACAATCGCCCCGTTTTGGGACGAGGGATAGTGTACAGGGTTTCGAGTGAACAGACCTAGAGCGGGTTGGATCGCGGACCAAGGTTGTCCGCGAAGGATGGTCTAACTGGCGGTATCTGGTAGTATCTCAAGGATGGTAAGCATGACCCCACATAAGCTTGAAAGCGGCGAGTACCTGACAGTCCTTGAGGCTGTCGACCTGATGGGCTGCACAGAAGGCTGGGTACGAATGCTGCTTGGCACTGGCAGGCTGCGAGGCATTCGACATGGCCAGCGTGTTTGGCTTATCCCAATCGAAGCGGCCCGCGAGGCTCGAGATAACTTGAGCACCAGGTCGGTTGGCAAGAACCACCTGGCCAAGCGGCCAGCCGCCAAGCGGAAAAAATCCGCAAAGAAGAAAAAGAAGTAGCGTTTCCACGCTGGAAACGTCGTCCAAGAATCTTTTTCTGAAGCCTTGACAGCCGAACTAACGATACCCTACAGTGTCGCTCGCACGTCAGGAATCTTTTGCCAAGGATGGCCCGATGAAACGTCACCTCGACCGAATCATCCACTCGCTCGTCATGATCCGCCTCGGGCAGGAACTTGGCACCGACTCTGAGATCGCTCAGACGCTGGCCAGCTGCATCGATTTTCTTTGTGCCACTCTTGCAAAGCTTTTTGCCTGACGAACTAACGCTACCCAACACACAAAACATGGAACTAGAAACCCTGTCTAGTAGATTGACTGATAGATGAACGGGCGTACACTGCGCCACCAACACGAAGGAGAGAACCACATGGCCCACGAAAACGAATACGCCGGTGCGATCGCCGGAATGACTGAGACCTATGGCACTCGCAAAGCCGCCGACACGTTCGCCATTGGCGACCACGTGAACTTCCGGCTGGCGAACTGGTCGCCTCGCTCTTACGACGATGGCCGAGTCACTGATCATCACAACGGAATGCTGCTGGTTGAGACCGCTGGCGACATCGTTGAAGTGGACCCGCGACCGTGGCCGGAAGGAAACGTATTGCCGTTTTGACGTTTTTCAACGCAACCAGTCGAAAGCGCCCCTC